AAACTCTTTTTGAGAAACAGTACCTGTAGTTGCATTTTTAACAACTTGTTGAAATCCGTTTTCGGACCGGACTGGTCCAGAGAAAGTTGTATTAGCCATGTCAATCTCCTGTCGTGGCTAGTGTCAGTCACCCAATGCGACTGTCAGGAATAATTAATCATACATGAAAAAAGAAAGGGCGGCAACAGCCGCCCATCCTCAATAGGTATAATTGTTCGCTTATGCGCCCGGTGAACCGAACACTGCGCGAGGGTCACTAAAGCCGAAGCTGTAACGCTCACGAGCTTTAAACCGCATGTTACCTGAATCAAAGTCAGCTTCCATGTTGGTTGAAAGCGGAGTCCGCTCAAAGTGCTTAAAGCCATTCGGAGCATCAGTCTTAATGAAGAACGCATCTGGATCTGTCAGGAAGTGGTTAATTGTGTAACCCTCCGGCAACATACCCATGTTCTTCATTGCGTTTACATCGTTGTCGGCTGTACCAACGCGGAGTGTAGACTCAAGAAGACGGTCAGCAACAAACTGAAGCTGTGGTGGAACAAACAATTTCATGCCACGAAGAGCAATGATCATGTTCCGCTCATCAACGAATGTTGAGATGTCAATTAAGGCATTCTCAAGTGAAGTTTCGTTGAGGTCAGCAGCAGTTGATGGCTCGTTACGGAAAGTTCCGCCACCTGCAAGTGGGTGAACAGCAGAACAAAGCTCAACGCCATCACCACCAGTAAAACTAGCGTTAAATGCGTTATTCAATGTTGCCGCAGCTTTAACTTGCTTTGTGTGAGCCATTGAACGAGCAAGAGCCTTTGTATAACGAGCGCCAAGGCGGTCATACAAATTATCTTCCATCGCTTCTTCCGTTAACGCAAATGCGAGAGCAATTGTCTCATGCGAATAACGTGCTGTGTAAGCTTCTGAGGCGTTGTCAAAATTGACTCCAGCACCTTCAGCTTTGGTTTGTGCATTTCCAAAACCAACGAGCATTACCTCTTCTTCAAATGCACGATCTGAAGATTCGGTGTCGTAGATTTCAGCATGCTCGGCTTCGTAACGATCATATTCCATTCCGAATAGAGCGTTAAGGCCGGGTTCTAGCTCTTTCGCTAGTTGAGCGCGAGAAATAGCCATCAGTCAGCCTCCTTATGCCAAGCCAGTAGTGCCAGCGCTAAACAGATGATTGTTGATAACAACAATTACATTTGTATTAGCAGAGCCAACATCACTGTTCTCTGGGTCAGTGGAAATGTCGATAGCCTTGAGAGGCAAGCCAGCGGTAGTCGCGCCAGTTGTCACATCAATCTCTGTGCGAGAGGTGCCAGAAACAGTGCTTCCAGCAGTGGCATCAACAATATCGAAATTACCAAACAGATCCGCTACAGGGAATGCGGCATCAGCTTGAATTTCGTAGACAGCACCAGGTGCGTCAATAACGGAAGCTTCAATGTCAGCAGCATTTGTAGAGGCTGGGTAAAAGTTGGAAAAAGTTTCTTTTCCAGTAGTTGGATCAGTGTAGCGGCATCCGTTGAAAACACCCAAAACAAGATCCGTATTGCCAGCCGCGATACGCTCAATACCACCACCAGTGACAGCTTTCACGATGTCACCTTGGAAGATTGAAGTACCATAGTTAGCCGCAATGCGGTATTTGTTCTGCATGCCAATCAGATCGGAGCCATTACCTGAACGCGAAAGGCGTAGGCCAAAAGCGGCATCTTGATTAGCCATCTTTTTATCTCCTAATTGTCAGCTACCCCTTTGGGTCCACCAAAGGACACAGAGGAGCTACGTTGTGGTTTTAGCTTTGGCATCGCTGCATTGGACTCTCTCATCCAATCACGATCCACAGCCTCCATTTGATTTTGCGTTGTATTCTGATAGTGAGAATTACGCTGATCCGCGATTTCTTCTGGTATTCTGGCAAGAACCAGACCACCAACGCCAATCACGCCTGCATTCTTTCCCTCGTCAATGACGGGGGCATCAAACTCAGGATGGTCTTCTGCTTTCACAAGCTCCCATCCTTCACGGCGGCGTTTGTGAACATTGTTACGATCATCGTATTCCATAACAGATTCACGAATCCACCTATGCTTGTAACCAATAGGTGCTTCTGGTGCTTCAAGGGCTGAAGGCGGTCTCCAATCTGCAACTCTCGCTGTTTTTTCACGGGTTTGCGAATCCCTGCTTGCACGATCAGTCATTTGACCTTCCTCTCTAGTTTTGCAACCTCTTTGGCATATCGCTCAAGAGGTATTTTCATTTTAGTAGCAAAAGCCACTTGACCCGGCGTTAGTTCCACCGTTTTTTTCCGCCCAGTTTTACTTGATGACCGTCCATTAGACGCAGGAGAAACTGCTTGAGCGTTCTGCCGTTTTTCCTGAAACTTGTGCGGCATTTCGTGGCGCATGCGCCTGTCAATTTCCGCATAATACTCGTCAGAAGAAGGGTCAAACCCTTCTTGAGCAACTAACTGTTCGTGTAACGCCGTAGCTCCACGAGTCATAAACATATCGGTGCCAAACCACGAGTTATTGCCCATCCAGTTTTTAAGTTTTGGGTCAAGCTCTTTTTGCTGTTGTGGTTGAGCTACTTGTTGAGGTGCCTGTTGTTGAGCAGGAGCCTGTGCTTGTCTTTGCTGACGATTTTTTTGAATACGAAGGCGCTCTTTTTCAATAGCCAAGCCAGAAATGACTTCCTGTGCTTGAGCCATCTTTTCCATGTCACCGTTGTCATATGCTTCTTGAAGCATTCTTTTTGCAGCGGCGGCTTGGCTTTCAACACGACCATCATATTCAGCAATATAGCCTTGGTCTAATTGAGCTATACGTTGCTTCATCTCTTCGTTTTGTTGCTGCAAAGACTGTGCGTAACCATAAGCGGCTTCCGCCTCTTCAATGGCCTGTTTACGCTTTGCAGTTAACTGATTAATTCTTTTCTGAACATTTTCGCTATAATTTTCAAGCTCTGAAGAATCATCTTCTTGTACAATTGTACTGGTTTTTTCTCCAGAATTATCTTCTGATGCCAAAACCTCTTCTGAAACAGGAACTTGCGATTGCTCGTCCTCTACTTCAAAAGAGATGTTCTCTTGCTCAGTTTCATTTTCCATTAATTCATTAACACTCATTACAAGCTCCTGTTTGCACTATACATAAGAAATATCAGCGGGGTCAAGTATTGTGGCTATAATATTATCGTCATTTATGAGCCTTACCTCTAAACCGTCCACTTTAAATCTATTTCCAGCATATCTTCCCATTAATACCCATGATTTCTCATCACACCATGCTCCTGTTGGGAACTTATTGACATCGCAATAAGCGTCTGGGCCAACTTTAACAACGTAAGCTGCAACTGTTGCGAAGCTTTCACGCTCACGAACAGAGTCTGGAATAATAATTCCACCAGCAGACTTCTTTTTCATGTAATAGGGGATCACAAGAAGGCGATAACCGACAGGTTGCGGTAATCTATCTATCGCAGACACATCCATCTGCGAAGGATCTTCTGTATTCTTTTGATTTGGGTCTTCTAAATTTTCAAACCCTTTTGATATTGCCGTTGGCACCGGACTGGACTCAACGCTCTTTGCCATCCTCTCAGGGACGAATAGTTTTTTAGCCATCTTCTAGCTCTATGCCTTTCATCGCGGTCTTTATATGTTCCTCACATTGGGTCAAGCCGCGTATTTGCCCCACCATGAACCGATAGTCGGAATGATCCTCTATCGCACCATCCGCAAGACGCTGTGTATAATCAGCTTTATCTTGACGTATGTTCTTCAATAAATACTCCGCAAGTGTAATTGCGTCCATTATTTCTTACCAAAAAACTTTGTTGCCGCTCGTGTTCCAAAGCTTGCGCTCACGATTATTCCAAGCGTGTATCTGTAATACTCCGGCATGGCATTCAAAGCTGTGAACCCATCCGTTACTATCTGTCTACCCCATTCTCCGCAGAATGCCAAGATTAATGGCACTGAAAATAAAATTGTTAGCCACTCGTCTTTCCAGCTATTTGCAGATGCATCAGCCATTTTAAGATCCCAGTCGATCTCTCCCGTAGCTTTTTTCTGCATAATGACAGCTTCAGCCTTGG